ATGAAAGATAAGAAACAAGACATGAAGCAAGCGTCAGTCGGCAGAGCGGACGACGCGCCCCGCGCGGCGGACGCACTGACGGCAGACGCGCCGCAGTTGCCCCCCTTATCTAACAGGGGGGGTACAGAATCCGAAGACGCCGGCACATTCCAAGAAGCCTTTGAATGTTACGAAACCTATATCTTGGACGGTAAAGGAAATCTCTTAGGCGTTCCGCTCCGTCGCGGTGTATCCGATTCAGCCTTTATCGACCAAATCAGCTTTTCATTTCATGAAAAAACCTTTTTCGACAAATACGGTGTCCGTGTAAGCCTGTTGGAAGACGAAGATTTCATCCGCGCCGCGTCCATGCTTGCCGAAGAAGTTTTCGGTTTCGGTATCTACAAAGAGTCCAAAGGATCTGGCGGTCGTTTCTATGAGCGTTGCTGGTTGATGGGTTCGGAAGACGCCCTGTACGGTCGTGTTCACTTCGGCGGTCAACAAAATACCATCCTTTTCGAACTTACTGGCACAGGTTGCGGCGTCGCAAAAGAAGGCTGGGAATCCCGACTTTTCGCATTCCTGACCAACGCAATACGCCCAAAAATTACCCGCGTTGACGTAGCCAAAGACTTTTTCAACGGCGAATACAGCCCGAACCAAGCACGTGAAGACCGTAATAAAGGTCTGTTTACCTGCCATCACGTCAAACCAAAAGGCGAATGCTTGGGGTCCGACTGGGAAGAAGACGACGAAGCCAAAATGACCAAAGGCAAGACCTACGGTATCGGCTCCCGTGAATCGTCCAAGTACGTCCGCGTCTATGAAAAAGGCAAGCAGTTGGGCGATAAAACAAGCACATGGACGCGTTTCGAAATTGAATTCAAAGCAAAAGATATCGTTATCCCTTTCGAAGTTTTGCAGAATCCGGGCGAATATTTCGGCGGCGCATATCCGATTTGCGAACGCTTCGCCCAAAAGGCAACACGCATACACGCGGTTAAGGAAGATAAGGTCATTTCAGCCGACCGTTATCTTGAATGGGTGAAAAAACAGTTCGGACGCGCGGCCAACGGTCTGAAATTCATCTTCCCTGAACTGGACAAAGCCAAACTGTTTGAACTGATTGAGCCAGATCATCACAAGCTGCCCAAGGCTTTAGCTCCCGAAGCCTATGACTGCGCCTTTTTGAAAGCCAAAGCCATACATGAGCAGCCTGCATTCAAGCCGTACAAAGACCCTTACGATATGTACGAATATTACGCGCGTCTGGAAAAACAGCTTGAACAGCAAAAACACGTCACCAATGAAGAAAGCTATAACAACTTCATCTACGACAAATTCGCAAGACTATCGATTTCATGGGCTTAAAGCGTCTGCCCGCAAAGACGTTTAATTACACAAGGAAACCAAAAAATGAACATTCAACTTCAAGGTCACATCGTCGGCGTTAAAAAATTCAACGGACAAATCGAAGGCAAGAACTTCGACTATTGCCGCCTGATTGTCGCTACACCCTTAGACAGCTCCCAAGGCAACGCATTGGGCAGCTCTACCACTGAATACGATTTCGGCGGCTCTGCCAACTTCGAGCAGTTCCGAAACGCCCAATTTCCGATCGAAGCAAACCTCAACGTAGAAATCGTCACTACGGGCAAAACCCAAAAACTGAAAGTCATCGGTTTTCAACCCGTTAAGAAAGGCTGATTGAATGCAGAAAGTCTATGTTGTCCAGTCCGTATCAACAGGGGACTTTCTGTACCTTTCCCCTGAAACGGGTGACATCGGACATACCAAATTAATCACCAATGCCGATTATTTCTACGACTTCGAAGAAGCGATTAACGCAGGCTTGGAAGAAATCGGCAACCAATACGAATTTGTCGTATTCGGATTTTTGAAAGACTGAATTTTAAAGATTCAGACTCGGCGGGCGGTCTGAAAAACCCTTTCATAAAGCCCGCAAAACCAAATTTATCAACATTTCGTAAAGGAAAACAAAATGAACCTGAAACAAAAACTGCAATACGCCGTCGCCGGTGCTTCCGTTGCCATCATGTCTTTGCCTGCAATGGCAGAAGACAGCGCGTTGATTACAGCCGCCAAAGCTGAATTGTCAGGCGCGAAAGAAGGTGTTTCGTCTATTGGCGCGGTTGTAATCGGTGTTGCCGCTGCAATGGTCGTTGTTGGTCTGATTATCAAAGCAGTACGTAAAGGCGGTTAATAGCAATGGGTTATCAAGTCGGCCGTGTTTGCCATTTCACACACGAAGCGGCGACAAACGAAGTGATGACCCATGTAGTGCCGACAATAGACAAAGACGGGGTGCTGCATCACCCCGTTTTTAACGGCTCTACATGGCAGTATAACGAACAGCAAGTCAAACTGACCTTTCCCGATTGCGACCCGATGGAATATCAGAAGTTGGGCAAAGAGATAGGTCTGATGTGCGTTTCAATCGTCGCCACGGTATTTGTCGTCAACCTAATCTACAAATTCATATTATCCACGAGAGAAAAGAGTAATGAAGAATGATACCCGAAGCAATGTTCATCATCGGCATACTGCCTTATGCCTTGCTCTGTCTGCTGCTTTATTCGCTGCTCCTGTAAGTGCAGAAGTAGGACTTCCCCCGCCGGCGCAACATCAGGGGGCGGGCTTTCCAAGTGAAAGAGCCTTACAACAAAAAGGCTACGACCCGAAAACAGGCGTATGGCGCGTGCAAAGCCAAAACAATGGCAGACCGACAGTAACCAAGTCGGGAGATAACATCAAAGGTACGCAGTCTAAGACCGTAACCGCAACGGGCAATTATGGCGAAAAAGGAACGTTTAGGACGACACAAACGCAGACTGTAAGTTCGTCTAAATTGCAAAATACAGTAAATGGTATCGTTGCGGGAAACGCTGTTGGTAATGGTGCTAATGCGGCTAATGGTTTTGCTGCACAAGCAGGGGAAAAATTAGGAAAAGGCGATTATTCGGGGGCTGCTTGGAGTGCTACTCAAGGAGTTGCGCATTTTGTAGATGGTTTATTTGGTGGTCCTATTAAAGGAACTGTTGATTTGGCTAGCTCATTTGGAGATGGATATTTAAATGGTAAATATAATTCTCAAACAGGATTGAATACTGTTGCTCAACAAGCCGCAACAGCCCAAGCCCAAGCAGAAAAAAACGGCGACTTCTCCAAAGCCGTCGAAGCCGCCGCCGCTAAAAAAGCAGCGGAACAAGCCGCAAAAGCGGCCCAAGGCAACAAAGAATACAAAGAGGCAAAGGAACGTTCTAAAAAAGAGACTGTTTATCAGGTTGTTTTGGGCATAACACATACGGTCAATGGCAGACAAAAATCGGAAAATAAATACATAGGTGCTTATACAAATAAGTTTGTTCAGAATGCGGGTGCTTCATATGATAAAGATGGTAAGAAGACGGTTTTTAGAAGTTCCCCGTTAGAGTCATATCTTCCCGGGTCGTGGTCGCCTCATTCGATTATTTATGCAAATTTGCAAGTTGTATCTGAAAGAACCCCGCCTCCTGAAACCGTTACACCTCAAGACATGATGTTGAATCAGCAAGACATCAAAGACATCCTGTCCCGTATGCTGAACAACCAACAGACCAATCATGCTGAATTGATGAATCAGTTGGCAAAAATTGGCGACGCAGTTGAGAAGTCTACCGAATCAAATCAATTCACGCCCATGACTGCCGATTCAGCACCCTACACACCGCAGGGCAGCAATACACCTCAACAAACACGGTTCACACTTAACGCAGACGGCTCAGTTTCAACGTCTATTATTCCGCGTCCTGATCTGAAACCAAATTCCACGCTCGCGCCGACACGCAGCGAAATCATACCGACACCGAATAAAGGACAGAACACGCCAACAACACCCAACAGTCCGAATACACCTACAACACCCGATAGTCCGAATGAACCGACGACACCGAATCAGCCGAATACACCTACAACGCCTGATACTCCGACAGGGCAACAAAATCAGAATCAAAACCAAGAGAATCAGAAGCAGGATTTTTGTCAACAAAATCCGAATGCTGCTCAATGTATGCCGGGTGGCGATACGACCTATGAAGACATCGTATTGCCTGAAAACACAATAGATTTGAGTTTCAGCCCTGAAAGCGTCTTCCAAACAGAAGGCGTTTGCCCGCAACCGAAAAGCGTGGATTTAGGCGCATTTGGGCAGGTCGAATTCAGCTATCAGCCGCTTTGCGACTTTGCCGCTAAATTGAGACCTGTATTAATCATGATGACCATTCTTACCTGTGCATGGTTCGTCTATGGCGCATTGGAGGAGCTATGAATTGGGGTAGTTTGATAACGGCCGTATTAATGTCCGTGGCGGGCAGAATATTGACCGCCATAGGGCTTTCTTTCGTAACAGTGGCGGGATTTCGCCAGTTGCAATCATACTTTATCCAACAGGTTCAAAACCATATTGGCGGTTTCCCTGAAGACGCACTGCAAATCGTATACATCATGGGCTTCGGCGTCATGCTGAATTGGATATTTGGCGCATTCACATTTATAGCAACGATAAAGGGCTTTAAGAAACTGTCCACTATCGTCAAAAGTGAGGGATAAAAAATGCTTTACCTATATACAGGCGTTCCCGGTGCGGGAAAAACATTGTATGCGGTTTCCAACCTTGTCAAACGCAAGGACTTTAAAGACCGTCCCATCTTCGTGGACGGAATCAAAGACCTAGACCACGACAAAATAAACTATTTCGATATACCCGAAGGCGAAAGCATTCAGACATGGCCGAAGTGGGCGCCTCCGGGTGCGATCATCGTCGTTGACGAATGCCAACGCATATTCCGCCCACGTCCAAGCGGTTCGAAAGTACCCGACTACGTCTCCGAACTAGAAACACACCGACAACGTGGTCTTGATTTCATCCTGATAACCCAACATCCCCGCCTGATAGACGTCCATTTGCGCGGACTGATAGAACATCACACGCATTTAGGGAAGACCAATCTAGGGCTGCGCCGTAAGATGGAATGGTCGACAGGTGGCGCAAAAGACCCTGAAAGCAGGGCAAATATCAGGGAAGCCCTAACTAGCGTGTACAGGCTTGATAAAAGCGTGTACGGTCTGTATAAGTCCGCCGAAGTACACACCAAAATCAGGACGAAAAAAAGCAAACTTTTAATGCTGTTTCCGCTCGCCCTATGCCTCGTCGGTTATGGCGTTTGGTCGTTTACTGGATTTTGGGGCAAGTTCTCTGGCGAAGGAGAAAAGGCGAAGAAGGCAAGTACGACCCAAACCGCCCAATCACAAACGCAGCCTTCAGCCGTATCGGCAAGTGAGCCTGTATCAAACGGACAGTATTCCAAAGCCGAAACAAAACCCGAAGAACCAAAGAAACCACATTTGAGCGAAGAAGACTATCAGCCCCGTATCGCAGAGCGTCCCGAAACCGCCCCGATATACGACGGCATGAATAAAGCAGTTAAAGTCATGCCTTGGCCTGCCGCCTGTATTAAAGCAGAGAACCGCTGTACCTGTTACACCGATCAAGGAACAAAGATTAAAGACATCGGAAAACAAACCTGCCTGAACTACGTCAAAGACGGCTTACCATTCAACCCATACAAAACGCAGACGGCAGAAGCCGCAAAACCGACGCAGACCGCATACACTCCTGACACCCCGCAGGTCTTGACAATGGGCGGGGCAAGCCCGCAAAATTTGATGTATGACGGATACAATGATAAAGCCCTGACGAATGTGGGCGGAAAGGTAAATTGATGAATGCGGGATTAGCGTTTTTTTTAGGCGTATGGGCGGCAACGTCATACGAGCGTAAAGGTTGGAAAGGTTTTTTTAAATATTTTGTTTTGCCAATTTTTTTAATATTTTTGATTTGTACGGTAATAATAGCTTTGTCTCGTTAGATACATAATCAAATTTTAAACAAAGGTCGTCTGAAATCCAGACGACCTTTGTTTTTAAGGAATTGAAATTTTGGGTGTCAAGGGGGAAGGTTTGTAAAGATTGGGCGCGCCTTTTGCCCAATCTTTATGAATACCCCCTTGATTCCCAAAAGTTCAAGAAGCACGCTTGTGGTAGGTGGGCAGGAAGGGTTTTATTTCCTGCCCGCCTGCCACGTGGCGAACGCCCCCGGAGGGTCGCCGAAGGCAAAACCTATCATTTAAGGAACTGATATTTTTTAGGAGGGGGGGCGGTTTTGCCGAGTGCGCGGGGGGGAACTCCCCACAGCACCGGCTTGGGCGAAGCCCAAAAAGGTATAATAAAAATCGGCAAAGGATTAGCTACCCTATGCCGAAGCCGTCCAGCCTGACAACGACCAAGCCAAAAGGCTGCCAAAAAGATTAGGCGGACGGCTTTATTGTTTGTGAAATTGAGTAGTATCAAAGAACCAAGATTCTGAATAAGTAAGGGTAATCTATGCGAAACGCCGTAGGACTTGACATATCAAAGACCACATTTGACGCAACCGCCATTATTGGCGGTATCGAAAAGTCGGCAAAGTTTGATAACGACAGCAAAGGCTTTGAGCAGTTCAAAGGCTGGCTGACAGAATTAGGCTGTACTGACGCGCATATCTGCATGGAAGCGACAGGCAACTACTACGAAGGAATCGCCGACTACATAGGCAGACTGTACAAAGTATCAGTCGTCAACCCGCTGAAAATCAGCAAATACGCCGAAAGCAGGTTTACCCGAACCAAAACAGACAAACAAGACGCCAAACTGATAGCCGAATACTGTCAGACAGCAAAAGCCCAAGACCTCGTGATCCGAAAACCAGTAATAAACGACGGCTACAAACTCAAACGGCTCTCCGCTCTCTATGCCCAATTGACAGCAGATAGCACCGCCCAGAAAAACAGACTCGAAGCCGCCAAAGACACCTTTGTCGTCAAAATCTGCCAAAGCAACATCAGGCATCTGCAAAAGCAAATAAAGGCCGTCAAAAAAGAATTGGAAAAACTCACAAGGCAACCCGCATTGAAAGCACAAACCGAAAGACTGGCTACCATACCCGCCATCGGCAGGCTGACCGCCGTCATGCTGCTGAACTACCTTTCAGGCGCGGATTTCCAAACATCAAACAAGTTTGCAGCGTTCGCCGGATTAACGCCTCAAATCAAAGATTCAGGCACATCGGTAAGAGGTAAACCAAGCCTGACCAAGTACGGCAACCGAAGACTACGCGCCATGCTCTTCATGCCCGCCATGGTCGCATATCGGATAAAGGCATTCCCCGACTTCATCGCCCGCCTTGAAGCCAAGAACAAACCCAAAAAGGTCATTATTGCCGCCATCATGCGCAAACTTGCCGTCATCGCCTACCATGTCCATAAAAAAGGCGAAGACTACGACCCGACCCGATACAAAGCGGCGTGA